AACTCGGCAGGCTCTCGTTTCGAGTGCTGATCGGCTGTACGATCTCGGTGCTATTGATCTCACCGAGAAACTACGGTTGCAGAAAGAGGCGTTCGATCTCACGAAAGAGGCGAGCCTTAAAGCTGCCGAGGCGATCGAAAAATACATCCAAACGCAAAATAATTTAAGCCCGACGAAAATTGCTGAATTGACAGCAGAGGCGAAAAAGTTCCGAGCGGAAGCGCAGTACATTGACCCGTTCTGGAAGGGTTTGAAGGACACGTTTACCGGGTCGCTTAGTACCGGCATCGCGACCGCATTCGATACCGTGGCTCAGTCGATCGGCAACGTCATCGCGAAAACCGGGCAGTGGAAGGACGTTTTAACAGCGGTCAAGAATGCCGGTGCCAACCTGTTCGCGCAGTTGCTGAAAGACATCGCGAACTACATCCTCAAGGCCGAGGCCGCCAAACTGGCGTCGAGTCTGTTCGGTGTTGACACTGGTGGTAGTGGTGCGGCCGGCAGCGGCATCTCCGGGTTCTTCGGTAAACTGTTAGGGTTCGGCTCTCAGACGGGCGCGAACCTCGCGGGGGCTACCATTAGCAGTACCGCTTCGACGGCGGCACCGGTAGCGGTCTCCACCCTAAGCCCAAGCGTCAGCGCTCTCTTCTTCCATCGTGGTGGCGTCGTCGGGGGTGCCGGTGTCCCGGCATTGGCACCGGCATCGTGGTGGGACAATGCACCTCGCTACCACAGAGGATCAGTGGTCGGGATGGGTGTCAACGAGCAGGCCGCGATCCTGCAACGCGGTGAGGAGGTGCTGACTCGATCCGATCCACGGCACATCTTCAACGGTGGTGGCGGCAGTGACATCAACATCCGGTCGGTGTTGGTTGATGACCCGCAGCGCATCCCACATGCAATGTCGTCGTCAGCCGGCGAGAAGATCGTGGTGCAGCATCTGATCAAGAATGCCGCCACGGTTCGTTCGATCGTGAAGGGCTGACATGCCGGCACTGTGGGCAACCGATACCGTAGTGTCGTCGGCATTCGGCAACAAGACCGCCTTGCCCAATGGCTCGACGATGTATCCGGGCCAGTGGGTGGACAGCCCGAATGGGGCTTTCCGGTTGCAGTTCCAACGGCAGGGCAATCTGGTTCTGTTGCAGTTGCCGTCTACCGTCCTGTGGGCAACGCCTACCGAAGACCAGGGTGCCACCAAGCTGATGATGCAGCGGGACGGTAACCTCGTCATCTACGCCGATGAAGACCCGCTGTGGGCGAGTGATACAGCGGACAATGAGGGTGCCTACCTGTCGCTCCAGAACGACGGCAACCTCGTCATTTACTCGTTTGAGTCACTAGAGAAGCTGGCAGTGTGGACGCTGCGCCCGAACTGGCGAGGTGGTCAGAGCGAGACGTTGGAGTGGATGACGAGTATTGCCGAATCGCCGATGGCGAGAGAGCAACGCATGAGCCTGCGGATCAGCCCACGGCAGCGGCTCGAATACAGCTACATGCTTACCGGTCCAGAGCGGACCTACCTCGACCTGTTGACGATGGCTACGGCCGGTTCGCCGATTTATGTGCCCCTTTGGCACGATGTCTGTCACCTTCGGATAGCGGCTTCCGGTGGCGATACCACGATCTACGTGCCCACCAACTACACCGAACTTCAGACGTGTCGGTACGCGATCCTCGCCAATCTTGATCCCTTCACTTATGAGTTGGTCGAGATTGCCGGGTATGACGGTGAGGTCGAGTCTCTGTCATTGGCCGCGCCAATCAGCGGCAGTTGGCCGATCGGTACACGAGTGTTGCCGGTCAAGAAATGTAAGCTTGAGAGCCAGCCAGACTTTGGGCGGCGAGCCGATCGCACTGCGGAGGTACGGATACGGTTTCAGTCATTAGAACCGAATCGGTCAAACGCCGTGTCTAACCTTGGCATCTTTAACGGCAATTATGTCTTGCAGGAGGATACCAACGAACTCGATTTGGCAGTGCGTTACGATCGCAAATGGTTTGCGCTCGACAATGATACCGGCATTCCAGTCCTCTACGACGTTACAGGCTTTACCCATCAAGAGTTCGCATGGTTCGCGAAAGGTCGCGCAGCACATTGGCGGCTGCGCGGTTTGTTCTACACGTTGATGGGACGCCGGCTGCCGCTGTGGTTGCCCTCCGGTATGATGGATTTCGAGATCGTCGCGCCGATAGAGCCTGACGATACAACGATGGAGGTAAAGCGTTGCGGCTATACCGACATGGGCGGGCCGTTTCTGCATCGCGAATATATCGTCATCCAATTGCGAGACGGCACCCGTCTCTATCGCAGGATCACCGCAGCCGCGATTAGTGGTAGCGAGGGGGAAACCGAACAGCTTGCACTTGATTCTGCGCCTGGGAGACTGATTCGGCCGCAGGACGTGCAGCGGATCAGCTTCCTGACATTCTCCCGGCTCGACCAGGATAGCGTTGAATTTGTCCACCCAATCGACACGCAAGGCGTGACGACGGTAAACGCAGTGTTTCGTACCGGGGTTGGTTACGGGCTTGGGGACGAGGTCGGTCCTCCTCCTGTCGATCCCGAACCACCCACGCATGATATCTGCTTGCATGACTTCCAGTGGTTTGCCGATACCGGTCTCTCCAATTACGCTAATGGTGGGTTCTCGCCTGACCGGCTGGATGAGTTCGGCAATTCATACCTAGCGGTGGGCGTAACTACGAATTTGCTCGTCTACGGCCCCACCGGGGTTCTTTTGAACACACTTACCTGGGCAGGGCTAAGGACAGCTATCAACGCTTGGCATGGCAGTGCGATCGCCGGTGCTACGGGTGCCGCTGCGTCGGTGTTCGGCAACCCCGTCAGACAGGGGAGATACGTTCTCGTTCATACGAATTACCAGATTAGTTCGACGTTTCAGAATTGGTGGGTATTGATGAAGCCGGCGGCGGATGGATCGCTGACGGTGGTGGGTGCGGTTTACTATTCGGCATTACTCGGTCCACCTTATGCTAATGGGCTTCGTATTTTCGATGTTCACGATGACGCGACGGTCCTAACGTATATGGGGTATTTCGCCCTTGGCGCGTTTGATGGTTGCTTTGGTGTATTACCGCCTATTTCCGATCTTCTGGGGGGCACCTACAATCTGACTGGCTGGGGAGGTTTGGGTCCATGTAGAATCCGTACTACCATGTTTTATCCAATTTGCAATAACCACAATCTTTCATACCACTTTTATCAAAATCACGGCTCGCTGAATGATCTCAACAATAATATCGGGATCATCCTCCCCGGTATCGGCCGACTTGTCATGTACATCTACTTCAATCGTCCTTACCTCGATCAAGAGGCATCGGGAGGAAGCCTTGTGTGCGTGGAAGTGCATGACGTAATCCAACCAGCATGGCCGCTAGGGGTCATGTTGAAGATCCCACTTGACCACATGAATGACTTTAACGGCATCACCGGTACTTTGATCAGCGGTGCTAACTATGGTATCCCGACGCCGGGTTACCAGTACGATAACGCTAACTGGCAACTTGCAACAGGAGCACCAGCGATCCCCTTCCTTGATGAGTACACCTACATGTCGGATGACAGTGTAGGGGGCGGCGATCATTACGATCACCAGATTAACGCCATTCCACGCACCAACGGCCATTTCTGGATTGTATTCATCATGGTTGGGTTTTCCGATCATTCCTATCGTGCGGGTTCGTCAGACCCCGATTGGTACAAGTATTGGAATGCCAGGGTGCGGGTGTTCGACTACAATCCTGCGGCCGAATTGGCTGTGCAGGTTTACGAGAAGACCTGCGTGCTGCACCATGATGATGACTTTGGTGGAGTTTCCGACGCCGAACGGGAGTCACATTGGTTAATCCCGACTATCGTTGAGGCGGGTGGAATAGCGACGATCCACTTACGTGGTGTGATGTTTGAAACGGTCTTCTGCAACTTCACCATCCCGACATGAGCGACTTTGAAGTATCACGGTTCTCCGGGCGACCGATTGAGCTTTTCGAGTTCATTCGCACGTCAGACGGAGCGGATTACTACTGGCGCTACAACGGTTCAGATCGGAATGTCTGGCATAACGAGGTTGAATGGAAGGCAGTGCCGATCCGGCACGAGGCTATCCGTCTTAGCAGTGAGGCGCAGAGTACCACTCTGGTTATCACGATGCCGATCGAGGAGGAGTTCTGCCAGCAGTTGCGTTACTTCGGCACGCTGCCATCCGATACGGTGTGGCTGCGACTACGCCGCGCCCATGTAGGCGATATAACCGACATCGATGGCATGACGCCAGTGGTATCCGAGGCAGTGATAACGTGGATCGGGACCGTCAATGGGATCTTACAGGTGGACGAGGTTGAGGCCAAGATCACCTGTGCAATGCTGGCGGCGTCGTTCCAGCGTGGCGGGCTACGGTATGGCTACCAGCGTAACTGTCCACACGTCTTATATGCGACGAATACGTGCAAGGTTGATCGCGAGTTGTTTCGGGTGAACGCAACGGTCACTGGCATTAGCGGGTTGACGATTACCGCTTCCGGATTTCCGATAGACTCGGATGGTTGGTTCGACGGCGGCTTTGTTGAATACCACATTCCTTCGGGGGTGCTCGAACGCCGTATGGTCATCACGCATGTCGGTGATCAGATTACCGTGATAGGGATGCCCGCCGGGTTGGATGTCGGTGACCCGATCTCGGTTTTCCCTGGCTGTGATCGCGTCGTTGATACTTGCGTCAACAAGTTTAACAACCTTGGCAACTTCGGAGGGTTCCCGCATACCCCTGGCCGGAATCCCTTTGACGGTCAACCGGTGTTCTAATGAACTTTATCTGGGCGTTAGCCCTACTCATCATCAGCTACACGATTACGGCTTTGACCGCGAAGAAGCCGCAGACCGACATTGTCAAGCCTGCGACTTTTGAGGACTTCCAGTTTCCGCAACATGAAGAAGGAACGCCGCAGCCGGTCATCTTCGGCGATGTGTGGATAGAGGATTGGATGGTACTGTACTACGGTAACTTATCCAGCCAAGCGATCCGCACGAAGACCGCCGGGGGCAAGAAGTAGTGGCACGGATCTACATGCGCCATCTAAGGGCAGCCGGGATGTGTAACCGGGAACCCCGCTTGTGGTTTGCCGCGCACGGGTTTAGCTGGTCCGATTTTGTCACCAACGGCATATCGATAGAGGAGGTTGAAGCGACCGGAGATCCATTAGGGATGGTTGTGGTCGAGGTAGCCCTACGAGAAGAAGCCGATGCCCAGCGGCGGTAAAGGTGGCAGCAAGTCACAGATCAGCGGCTACAAGTATACGATGGCCGTCCAGATGGGCGTGGGTCGCGGGCCGGTGAACGAGCTTACGGCGATCAGGGTAGGCGACCTTTCTGCGTGGTCAGGCAGCCTCACAGTTAGCGACTTCCAACAGATCAACCAACCGAACCTGTTTGGTGGTGATCAGAAAGAGGGAGGGATTGTCGGCACCTTCAAACTGATGATGGGTGAAGCGGATCAGGTTGTTGATTCTATCATTACCGGTGCCATAGAAGGCGGGTTCCCCGTACCCGGATGGCGGGGCGTTACGACCCTGTTTTACTACGGTCAGATTAGCAGCAACAACCCGTACCCGAAGCCGTGGAAACTGCGGGTTAATCGCCAGACCGCCGGTTGGGATGGCGACGTGTGGCGTCCGGATCTCGCGATGATCCCGATGGAGACGGCACCGGTAACCTTGATCACCTTTAACACTCAGCCGCATTCAGGGGACGGCATCGCCATCGGCGAAGAACAGGTGAACTTCTTTACCTATCTTACCGGTGCGAGCCACGACGTGGCGATCGGGTCAACTGCGGAGGAGACTGCTTCCCGCTTTGCCGCTGTGTGCAATGGGCATAGCGATGAGCTTTACGGGGTGGACGCAACCGTTAGCGGCTTGGTGGTATCCCTGGTGTTCGGCGAGCCGGTAGACGTGCATGAGATTCGCGGTAGTTTCACCTCGATCAGCCAGCAGGGTGGTGGCATCAAAGCTATGAACCCTGCCCACATCTTATACGAGTGCGCCACAAACAATATCTGGGGTCGCGGGATGCCGCGATCCTTTATCGATGAGGCAAGTTTTACGAATGCAGCAGAGGTGCTTCTTAACGAAGGCTTTGGGATCTGCATCCGGTGGAACCGCCAGGAGGATATCGACAGGTTTGTCCAGATTATCGTCAACACGATTGGTGGGGTTGTTTACATTGACCGACAAACCGGGTTACTCAAACTACGTTTGATCCGCTTTGATTACGATCCAAACGCGTTGGAAGTTTATACCTTTGAAAATGGTATGCTTGAGATCATTGAGGACGAGTCGAGTTCGTCCGACACGACCTACAACGAGATCATCGTTAACTACATCGACCCGATCAGTGGGCGGAAGGGTCAGGTCAGAGTTCAGAATATCGCCTCGTTCCAATCACTCGGCACGATGATCTCGACCAGCGTTGACTATCTCGGTGTGCCGACACCGGCTCTCGCGATGCGGCTGGCGCAGCGGGATTTACAGGCTAACTCGGCTGATGTGCGCCGGATGCGAATCAAGTTCGATCGGGTTGGGTTCTCGTTTTCTCCGGGTGACGTGATCCGGATCAGCGCACCGTCCCGTGGCATCGGCAACTTGATCCTACGGATAGGAGAGATCGAGGAAGGGCCGCTTGAGGACAACACGATCACGGTTATCGCGGTGCAGGATGTGTTTGGCTTGCCCGCGACCAGCTTTGTAACACCACAGCGAAGCTTCTGGATACCACCCAACCGCTCCGCAAGGGTTATCTCTGAGAAGTTGGTCGGGGAGATGACCTACCTCGATCTCAGTGAGAACCTGCCGCCGGCTGAGCTAGCGGCTGTCACGGCGGATACCGGCGTTGTCAAGATCTTCGCCGAACAGCCCGGTGGCGCGGCGATGGACTACGTCGTCTCAAGCAAGACAACATCGGAATCGGCTTTTGTTGAACGCAATATCGCCGGGTTCGATGCCGGTGCCGAATTAGCCGATAACATCGGGCTGCGCGACACGGTGTTCAACTTTACGGGCGGCAGTTCGATGGAGTTGGTGACAGCGGCGATCGGCACGCCGATCGTGCTCGTCAGTCGGGCTGATCCGGCCGTTCAGGAATACTGCCGCCTTGATGACATCGATTTCACTGGCAGTGAGTTGACTGTCGCGCGTGGCTGCATTGATACGGTCCTGCATGAGTTCAAAAAGGGCGACAAGATCTGGTTTCAAAGCCACGCACCAACGACAGATTTCCGCGACTACTCAACCAGCGAAATCGTTCAGGTCAAACTTCTCACCCGTACCTCCAGCGAACAGCTTGACGCCTCTCTGGCAGACACGGACGAGGTGCCGATCGGCGGCCGGCAGGGGCGTCCCTATCCACCGGGCGACCTGAAGGTGAATGGTACTCCGTATGAATTAAGCATGGTGTCTACGGCCGGTGATCGGGAACTGACATGGTCGCACCGTGACAGGATCACACAGGCCAACTTCTTACTCGAACATTCAGCCGGCAGCACCGGGCCGGAATCCGGCACCACCTACACCGTCCGCGTTTACGATGGGGCCGACCCAGAACCAACAACGTTGCTCCGAACCGTGACCGGCATCACCGGTACATCGTGGACTTACGATAGCACCATGGACACCGCAGACGGTGAACTGCCGTCTTATTGGTTCCAATTGGAATCGGTAAGAGGTGGCCTTGTTTCATGGCAACACTACCAGTTCCGGTTGTATCGTGTCGGCGCATTCGATGATGACTTCGACTACAATTTTGACGGGGGACCACCCTGATGCCCGGTACTAGTGGACCCAATCTAGGCGTCGTATGGGGATGGGCACCCCATGAGGACGGCTGGGGTGTCGGTGGATTCAACCCCAACTTCGCGAAGCTCGACGCCTTAGTGCATCTGGCTGTGCTCGACCGGATGAACTCGCCGCCCAGCATCCTGCCGGCAGCCGGTGACCGCTATATCGTTGGCACGGCGGGAGCGGGCTTGTGGGCGGGGCATTCGAACACCATCGCGGTCTTCGGTACAACCGATTGGTCTTACTATGCACCGAAGACAGGCTGGCGAGCCTGGAACTCACAAAGCGATTCGGTATGGATGTTCGACGGTACGGGGTGGGTCGAGAAGATTGACGGGTTCGACTTTGTGTCACCCGTTGATAACGATGTCATTGTCTACGATGGTGGGATAGGTAAGTTCATCAACGTTCGGCCGCTACGCGCTTTCTCATTCGGCAGTGATCCGGCCTCATTGCTCACTGCCAATCAACCGCTCTTCTACCACCGGTTCAGCTTCCCGTTCCAGATACCGGCCGACTTCGGCGACTACCTGAATGCGTCGAGTACGTTGGGCGGGACTGCCGCTGCCACTGCCGCTGTTGTGCTGCGTGTGCAGAAAGCGGTTGCCGCGACACCGCTTACCTTCACCAATGCCGGTACGATTACGGTTGGGGCTGGTACAGTTAACGCCACGTTCAACTCGTCTGCGACGGCTATCAACTTCGCCAAGCGAGACGTTATACGCATCCTTGCCCCGGCAACCCCTGACAGTGGGTTCAGTGGGCCGTTCGGCACCATCGTGGGGTATGAGACATGACCGGCTTTACCGATCGCGTGTCGCGCGGGGTTTTGAATCACGTCACCGGCAAGACCGCCATGTTCACGCTGCCCACAGCCTACATTGCGCTGTTCACGGGTGTCGGGTTGGACGATGGCACAGGTTTCACCGAGGTGTCGGCGGCCGGGTACGCGCGAGTTGCAACCGCAGCCGCCGATTGGAATACCGCTGCCGGTTCAGCGCCGAGTACGATCAGCAATGCCGCCGCGATTAACTTCCCGCTGCCAGGGGCAGCCTGGACTGCGGTGATCGCCTTCGGGCTGTACGACGCCTCGACCAGTGGAAACCTATTGGTGTGGGACTACCTGGGTAACTTCGACTGGCTGCCGGCGACCGTGTCGCTCGCTTCACCGGGGGTGTTGACCGTACCCGGTCATGGCTTCACGGCTGGAGATACTGTCATCTGGACAAACGAGTACGGTGGGGCCAGCCCGACCTTCTCGCAGTCCAACTTCACCGGGCCGCTGACGGTGGTCGCCCCAGCCGCGAACACGTTCACCTTGACCAACGCGGGAACTGCGGTGAACACCAGCAGCGTGGGCAATGGCATGGTGCGGAAGCTGGCCTCGCAGACCCTTGCCAGTGGCGTCCCGGTCGCGTTTCCGGTTGGTTCCCTGACGATCGCCTCTGGGTGAAGGAGGGCGTGGTTGTGGCTATTGTTTTTTTGGATGGGTTCGACAAGTACGGTCCAGTGAACAACAACGCCGCAGGCGTCCAGGCGTTGTTGCAGGCCGAGTGGAACACGGCAACGAGCGGGATCACAATCGTTGCCGGGTTGAGCGCGACGGGTTTTGCTGTGTCTATTCCTGTCGCCCCCGGTACTCTATCTAAAACACTCGCCGGTAATTACAGCCGGCTTATTGGTGGCGTTCGGATCAGCCTTGCCTCGCTTATTCAGGTTTGCGGTATTCAGTTTGCCGACGGGGGAACTAACCAGTGCGGCATTTGCATAAATCAAACCACCGGAACATTTAGCGTCAGAAACGGTTCCTACCAAAGCGGCACAGTCCTCGGCACATCCACTACTAGCATTACAGCAGGTTCGACGCATTATTTGGAGTGGGATATCACTTTTTCAAATACCGGCGCATATCAACTTTGGCTTGATGGCGTCTCGATACTATCTGGTAGTGGCGACACTACTGGCAGTACCAACAACTACGCAAACGTGTTTCAGTTTGCGAGTGGGAATATCGCCATTATCCCTACCATTGATGACTTTTACCTATTCGACGCCACCGGCACGACCAACAACGCGGTCCTGTTGAATAGCCCACGCATCGAGACGCAGTTCCCTGTCAGTGACAGCGTGGTGCAGTTTGCCTTTGGGGCGGGGATATTGGGGTCGAGCGCGGCACGGGTGACGACGACGAACGCGCCGGCTGCTGGGTCTCTGGTGCTACGACGGTTCACCCCGGCCGTCGCGGGCACGCTGAGCAGCATTAGCATCATGCCGGGCGCGACCAGCGCGGGCGCGAATTATCGCGGCGTTGTCTACGCTGATAGCGGCGGCACCGCGCCGGGCACCCTGATGTCATCAGGTACGCAGGTTACCGGCGTGACTTCGGGCACGGTTGCAAACTTGCCGCTAACGACGCCGCAAAGCCTCTCGGCTGGGGCGCAGTATTGGATCGGCTTTATCAACGACACGAGCGTGGTTTTACAGCAAACAGATGCCGGCAATCTGGGGTATCGAGCGGCGAACACCTACGCTTCGGGCGCTCCGGGGACAGCGCCGGCCATGACCAGTGGGCAAGCATCCTGGCTGTTGTGGGGTAACCTCACCGCATCCGGTGCGAACTATGATCAGGTGAACCAACAACCACCGGATGGCCAGTATTCCTACGTGTTCGACGCGACTGTCGGGCACGAGGATCTGTACACTTTCCCGCCGATTACCGCTTCGACCGTTCATGCGGTCGCGGTCAAGGCTTCACTGGCAAAGAGCGACAGTGGCGCAAAAACCGCCAGCATGCGGCTGAAGTCCAACACGACCAACAGTGCAGGGTCTGTCGCTAGCGTAGCGCCCGGTACGACCTATGGCTGGGGGGCAACCTACTTCGCGACTGACCCCGATACCGGGGCAGCATGGACGCCGGCAGGGCTTAACGCCGCTCAGGCAGGAGTCAGGGTGGCATCGTGACCGACATCCGCAATGCGGGCACGGTACGCGAAGCGCTGGTTTCCGCTGACGGTGAACTGCGGGTCAGCGGGGTTGTCCGCGAGACGCTGGTATCCGGTGCCGGGCTGTTCGCACGGGCATCGGCGCGCCGGTCCAGTGCCCGTGGCGTCATCATGCCGAGTGCGATCGTCTATGGCAGGGCTAGGGGCCGCAGTACCGCACGCGGTGGGTTTGCCGTTGCAGCGCTGCTGGCGGGGCGTGCAGGGGCCATGTCGAGGGCGGCGGGCAGTATAGGTACGGGGCCGCCACCCACGCCTAGTACCAGCGGCTTCAACCGGGCGGTTACGGTATTCACATGAGTGACCTGATCACCCGGTTGTTCGACTACGTTGACCGTCCGTGGAAGATCGCTGCGGTTGTGATCTTGGTGGTTGTCGGTATCGCGGGCTGGATCGTCTACGAGAAACGGGACGAACTTATTGAGGCGTGGTTGACCCCGGTTGTCGCGACCCTCAAGGTTGATGAGATACCGGCGGCATTAGAGAAGTTGGCCGGGGAAGCGGACCTTGTTCAAATCTGGTCCGTTGATCTACCGAGTAACACGCAAAAGTTTATGGGTGCCCGGAGACGCGACGGCGAACGTCCGGTAATCCCCTCCCCACGTTCCCTGCCGATCATCACTCAAGTTTCAGATGCGCGATCACTGGTGACGGTTTTAGATGGTACTCCGGTATGCGTGGATATCACGGCACGAGGCACACCAGTCGCCCGTAGGCTAGCAGATCGTGGTATTAAACGTGGTTGTGCGATACCGATACCACCCGGCCCCGAGACTTTTGTAGGTGTGATCTATCTCGCGTGGGCGATACCACCGGAAAGCAGTGCTGAGGATGTGGCGGTGCGGGTGGCGCGAGAGATCGCCGGGACGCTGGCGACACGTTAAGGAGACGGAGCATGAAAACGAATGCTGCCGCGTTGGATCTGATCAAGCGCAACGAAGGTTGCGAGCTAACCGCATACGTGTGCCCCGCCGGCAAGCTGACCATCGGTTATGGCGAAACGGGGCCGCATGTCAGACACGGGATGCGGATAACGCAGGAGGAGGCGGAAGAGTTACTGGCGAATCGGCTCGAACGGGAGTTCGAGGCGGGGGTGTTGAAGCTCATCGGCGATGCCCCGACCACACATAACCAGTTCAGTGCGTTGGTCAGCCTCGCCTACAACATCGGTCTTGGCGGCCTAGGTCGCTCTACCGTGCTGCGAAAGCATTGCGACGGGGATTACGAGGCCGCCGCTGAAGCGTTTAGCATGTGGAACCAAGGCGGCGGCCGAGTTTTACGCGGTCTGGTGCGACGGCGGCAGGAAGAGGCTGACCTGTACCGGACGCCAGATGAAGAAGACGGCTGACAAGTAGCCCTTGTCAGAATACGTGACGCTAATCACAGGAGTTTAACATGGCTATAGCAATGCGTTTTACCGGCAAGATGAGCATCAATGGTGGTGCGCCACAAGATGTTACTTTCAACGGAGTCGCCGACACACCGCGCATTTGGGGCGGGCCGCCTACCTATCCAGACCAGGGATTGCCCCAGCCGCCGCTTGGGTTCTGGGGCGGGAGGCCGCCGGAGTACGTCGATATAGGTGGTCCTGGGTGGCAGCCAAGGCCGAGCCACCCAATTGTGATTCTGCCACCCGGAGTAATAGATGGTGTTCACCCCGAACATCCCATATATTTACCAGTATATCCAGACCATACATTACCGCCTATTCCTGAAGGACCGCCGCCTGATCCTGGATTTGTTTGGGTCTATACTGAGGAATTTGGCTGGGTACTTGACCCGCAGGGCGGAGGGAAGCCGCGTCCATTGCCTCCTGGGGGATCAGCTTCAGGACGCGGCAGCGCATCAGGGACGTAGTAAGTTTGCCGGGGGGTCAAACAGACCCCCCGGTCCCGCACGATGAACGCCGAGGATGCGGCGAAGGTTGAAGTGGCGGCAGCGATCAGGGAGTTCGAGGTGAAAGCCCGTTCGCTGCAAATCCACCTTCAGGCCGAAGGTTTGTACAAGGGGAAGATCGACGGGGATTGGGGTCCGCAATCGCGGGCCGCATTACGGCGCTACCAGAAACGGAGGACACCATGATCACCTCTTGCTATAAAATTCTCCAAAATGTTTGTGTGCCGCAGCGTCGTAAGTCGCTACGGCAGATTCTAGACTGTTGAATATGCCAAGGTATCGTCTACCTAATTGCGCTACCCACTTCTTCTGTTGCCGATGAAGATAAACACCTCGATGACCTGACGTGTTGGTTGAATGGATACGTTGGTTACCAATATGCTGGGTTGTTGTGGCGGCTCGAAGATTAGCCCATCGGTTGTCAAAAGGGACACCGTTAACGTGATCTATTATATCGGGCGGCTCTTCATTGATCATCATTTTCCAGGCAATCCGATGGACGAGGTAGGGGGTTTGATTAAGCAGAACAACTCGATGGCTGGATATCGTAAAACTTCCCGCACGTTTTCCCGCTAACATTGTGTTGCATCGTGCCCAATTGCGAGCGTCAGCAAAATGATCGAGCGGCCTTTTACGCCAGATCAGATCCCCAGTTTCTGGTTTATAGATAAAACAAGCGTGCAGATACGCTGCTGGAGGTAGTAATTTGATTTGGGCCATTGTCTTCTCCTCGAAAGACAACGGTTATCATAGCAATCGAGGTAGGAGAAAGTCTATGGTCTTAGAAATTTTATTTTGTGTGGTGATGTTCATGTGGCTACTTACCATCCTACCACTGCCACCAATGGCACCGTTTGCATCGTCCAACGTATTCTTCGCGTTCGTTGCGGTGCTGTTACTCGGACTCTACATGTTTCTACCCGGTATGCGGTAACCCGCCAATATCCCGCCGGCCCAAATTCCTCTTCCAACGAATGGGCCGCGGGTTCCCCACGCGCATGCGTGATTATTGCTTTTGCTCACAAGGATGACCTCGTGACACGAGCATCAGCATCATTCGTAGGTGGCTCGCCGTGAGCGATCCGGGCCGAAGCCTGGGCTCGCCGCATGGCGACAGCGCCTCGCTTTCGCCGGCTCTCGCCGGCCGGTTCGGGCGTCACTCGCCCTACCGCGCCGATCAGGATCACCTGAGCGGCGGCTACGTCGCGATCGTGCATCGCACCGCAGCCTGTACAGCACCAAGCGCGAACGCCCAGCGCCAGTCTCGGGCCGATAAGCCCGCAGCCAGGGCAGACACCCGTGCTGCGCTGGAAGGTCGGCATTTCGCAGAACGTGCGCCCGGACCATGTCGCCTTATAGGCAAGCTGGCGGCGAAATTCAGCAAGTCCGGCATCGGCAAACGACTTCGCCAGCCGGGTGCGCATCAAGCCTTTCAGCCGTAGCGTCTCGACAGCAACGCCTTCGTGCCGATCAATCAACTCGCGGCTGAGCTTGTGTGTGAAGTCTTTTCGGCATGCGCCGAGCTTGGCATGCTCGCGATTAAGGCGTGCCACGGTACGGCGGCGGTTGACGCTGCCCTTGCGCCGCCGTGCTTTCTGTCGTTCAAGCCTCCGCAGACGCCCGGCACGTCGTCTACCGAGCCGTGGAGCCTTTATCTTAGTGCCGTCGCTGAGCGCAATCAGGTTGGTCAAACCAACGTCAATCCCGACAGCGGACGCGAGCGGCGCAGGATAGAGCGGCGCGGCAGCTTCAATCTGAAGCGCCACTGCCCAGCCGCCCCGATCCTGGCGCACCGTCACCTGCACAAGCCGAGCGGCATCGGGAACGCGCAACCCTCGCACCCGGAGCCAGCCAAGCGTCGGCAGCTTGACCCGGCCCGGCTCGACGCGGAGCTCGCGCCCGACGAACTGGAAAGCGTCGCAGCGATCGTCGCGGCGCTTGAACCGCGGAAAGCCCTTTCGGGCCGTGGCACGCTTGCCGCACTCGCGCAGCGCTCGGTCGAGCTTCTGCACCGTCATCTGCGCGGCACGGCTCGGCAACCCCTCGTAGCGCTCTTCCTTCCGCATCGCCGGGAGGGCGGCGCTCATTTCGGCATGGAAGGCGAACTTGCCCTCAGCCGTGTAGCGATCCCGGCTCACCGCGAGCCAATGGTTCCACAAGGCGCGACACTGGCCGCCGATTCGCGCCATCGACCGCTCTTGCGCCGCGCTCGGATAGAGCCGCCCGGTCGTGGCTTGAAGCACGATCACGCGAACAAAGTCCCGCCTGTCAGGGAGATTGCAACCAGCCGAATATACCATTTCATCCCTTGACATGGGTGTGACGTGTAATCCATTTTCCGCTCCCCCTGACATATGGGCTGACTAATCAATGCTTGTCGCCACGACGGGCTAAGTAGCTTGAGACGTAGTGGATGCGGGGTGACTTGCGCGCATACGTTGACCGGGCGACCCCGTTGACGGTGCGGTTACCGTGGAGGTGCATCACTACTTCTGTGTGGTCGAGGAGAAGGGATTCGCGTTTGCGGGTGCGTACTTTGTTGATCCGGGTACGATCGACGGGGCGGTAGGTAACCGTGGGACGTGAGGCGGTTAATAGGAGGACGATCGCCCATATGTCGATGTACTCGCCCAAGTCCAAACGTAGAATATCTTGTAGATCAGCGTCGAGCGGTACTGCTTATCATCCCACCATACACTCACGACTGCGGTTCCGGGGCCGCCAGTTTCAGTCATGGGTGGACCCGCGCTTAGAATGACCGGGTAACGGAAACCAGCCGATCGGATAGAACATACCCCTCGACAAGCTCAAGGTTGATCTCCTGTATTTACGCCTGAAGCCATTTTGATGTAGCCGTCGGTAACACTTACGGAATCGTCTCATCTCACCCTTCCATCCCCATGTGAGCTTAGCAAGCGTTGCACGGCCATCAAGCCACACATACTCATTCATTTCGTTCTCCTGGCTGCCATGACCCGCGAGCCGGGTACTAGCGGCATGTCGGCCTTTCGCAGCGGGTCGGGGATAGCGATCTCGTTGAACCTTGGCGGCGTGAGGCCGATGTTGGCCCGTTCCACGATCTCGCGGGCTTCGGCTTCAGTAAACCGGCCGGCATAGGTCAACTGGGGTACATAGCCCCATCGGCCCACGCCCCACCACGCGCGATGCTCTTCCGACCAAATCACCCACCTTGCCTTCTCCATGTCGCGGCTCCCTTTGGCGACAGGCTGACTCGCCTCCTGAAAACCGTCAACCAAAAGCTCGACGGGACACGGGCCGGGACAGCCGGTCCGGAGGTGTCGGTAAGTACCTGATATGGTTGAGATAATGTCTGTGCACGGGCTAATGCGTGTCGCCGTAGAACAGCGTCTGACGGGACATCATGTGGTGGTTATGCCCTGGCATAATCGCTACAGGCGGTTGAAAACCCTCACGTTGTTGACCAGATACAGTGTCAGGCTGTACCATGCGGTTTCAGGCTGACCGGGACATAGGACGGGACATGGCGATAGAGACGAAAACGGCGCGGATGCGGCTGGCGGTTCGAGGCAAACCGTACTGGCAGCCCCTATCAGGTGGAGTGAGCCTGGGGTATCGAAGGATAGAGGGGGCCGGCACATGGTCGGTCAGGTTAGCTGACGGGAAGGGCGGCAACGCGATCAAGCGTATCGCGGCGGCGGATGACGAGCGGCGGGCTGACGGCAAGGATACCATGACCTTTGCCCAGGCGCGGGAAGCCGCGTTGCAGCTTGGTCGGGGTGACGATGACGGCCCGAAGGTTCTGACCCTGGATGACGTGGTGCAGGCATACGAGGCCAATCTGCGGGCGAGGGGCGGCGACAAGGGCAATGCAACCCGGCTGCGGCTTAACCTGACTGACGCGATGTTGAAGCGCCCTGTAGCGCTGCTGGGAGCCGGGGAGTTGAGTGTGTGGCGGGACGGGTTGGTGGAGAGAGGGTTGGCCGCATCAGGGGTCAACCGGTTAGCCGTCATCCTGAAGGCGGTCTTAAACCTCGCGGCTGACGCGGACCCGAGGCTGAGCCGGCACCCGTGGAAGGTGGGTCTGTCGGCACTGCCCGGTGCAAGGGTGGCGAACAACGTAGTGCTGTCGGACGACGTGGTGGCGAGGCTGGTACAGGCGGCTCGCGGGGATGATTTTGGATTGGTGGTCGAGGTTCTCGCGGTGACGGGGGCACGCATCTCACAGGTCGCCAAGTGTCAGGTAAAAGATTTGATGGGCGACAGGTTGCTGATCCCGGCATCGAAGAAAGGCCGAAACAAGAAACTGGTGCCGGTGATTGTGCCGATACCCGTTGGGCTGGCTAATAGGTTGAGGGTGGTGAGTGCGGGTAAGGCGCAGAGCGAACCGTTGATACCCGGTAATGGTTGGCGTACCGGCCATCACACTTGGAAGTTCACCCGGATTGTAGAAGCGATCGGCGAGGATCGGGGACTCATAACCTCATACGCACTACGGCACACGCACATCACGTCCCAATTGTTGAACGGGCTGCCTGTCCAACTAGTAGCGAAGCTACACGATACCAGCGCGAGTCAGATCGAACGGCATTACGCGGCAGCGATCGCGACCGGGACCGACGACATTGTACGGGCGTCTATGAAGTCGTTTGATGAGCCGGCGGCTGTGATTCGACTACGCGGATAGCGGTGAGGTGTCGCTCTTTTCAGGATTACCTAGTTCAGCTTCAAGGGCTTGTACATGCAACTTGATTGCCTCTAGTGCCTGTCTTGCATTGATACTGTCGCCGTTTCCTGCACGTTCGCTAATGGCGCGTGTCGCGCGGCGGATTTGATGAAGCCTTGTTGTAATGTTGGCGTAGTTCATCGCTTGTGGTTCTCCGAGTTATCTGTAATTCGATTGCGTGGATAGCATCGCCGACTGAAGGTAGCGAGTGGCCTACGGCTATGGTGGCGTACCCGTCAGGCTCGCGGACGAAGAACACCCAACTGTAGTTTTTATCGTGTCGGTCAAACAGCACGAGGCCAAGGATCGACCGGTTCTCGTTCGCCCACCAGCTTATCTCATCGAATAGCAGGCGGGTTGCGGACGAACGTAGATGGCCGACAAGCTGATCGAACTCTGCCTTGTCGATAAGTTCCATGTCACCGGTCCTCCGCTTGGTGGGATTCAAGGAACTCTTGCGGCGGGGTCAGGATCACACGGATGGCTCCCAGCTTCGCGGTCTTCAGTTCGCCACGCTTGATCAGGCGGTAGACGAAGTTTCGACTTATCCCGCCCACTTCCTCCCGCCAGGGGTTCACACGCCAAGCCCGCTTTCCGTCAACCTTGTCACTCATGGTAACCTCACAGTGGACCGAAGAACTGATCGGCCACGCTTTGACGATATCGGAAGAACCCGGCTTGATCGGGGTACTCTTCCGCAAACAGGCGAGCATAGAAGGCGACGTAATCGTTGCAGATCTTGTACTTGTCACTTGACTCTGGGTTCACGTCTTCTATCTCGAACCTGACGACGTGCATTATAAAGTCAGCGGACTGTCGCTTGAACCCCCTATTGATCTTATGGAAGGTTAGCCGAACAAACCATTCGTATACCTCCGGGTTCGCCTTGTGGTACGCCGTCCACGCCTTCCAAATCCGATATCCCGAGGGCTGCCGTCGTACTTCGACAATCCGCCCGGTGTTGGTGTCCATGATGTGCGTATCACTAAGGGATGCACAAACTCCTTCATCACCCATTACCGGTTTCCCAGGTCGAGTAGAGCGACCCCGTGTACCTGCCTCTGATGTCTGTGATCAGACGCTCCAGCGCTTGGCTTTCCCCGTTCATGTGGGTGACGACAACCTTGGTGATGCCGCCGTCACGGTTTATCCGGGGCACGGCGCGGATAACTGAATCCCCTGCCTCGAACTTCCGCTCGCTGCCGTAAGTCATAATCTCGTAGGTCATCTGCCGTCCTTGCGTTTGACGGTGCGACGTTGGTGGTCGCACCGCATGTCAAAACATGTTTACAGGTCGATTTCGGTGGCTTCGGCTTTCTTGCGGCGCGGCTTCCGGGTGCGGGAAGCGGCCGGGGCGCGGGGCTTGCGTGGCTTACGCAAGGTGGCGTTCACCTCTTCCACCGCTTCAGCGTCTCCGCTGCGCCAGCGGGACAGGAACCCGATGCCATCGGTGGGCAGGTTGACCGCGTAGTCGATCGCTGCCGTCAGGGTGCGAGCGGTGACGCCGCTGCGCTTGGGGCGGCCCGCTGTCAGCACGTCGTATGCCTTGTCCACCCCTACACGTTTCGCCGTACTGATAATGCGATTGGCCTTGATCACATCCTCCATTGCCAGCTTTTGCAACGACATCGGCAGGCTGTGGAGGTACAAGAGTTTCTCGTAATAGGTGTCAGAGATGCTGAGCTTCTCGCGGATCTCTTTTTTCGAGTAGCCGCCACCGACTAACCGTTTGACGATAAGCCCTTTCTCCCACGGGATCAGGGGTGCCCCGGTGTTGTCAACGAACAGGGCGCTCTGGATGTCAAGATCGTTGCCGCCAGCGGCGCGCAGGATCACAGGCACCGCGACGATCGGGTAGCCCCGGTCCCGCGCGAGCAGGGCGGCGGCATAGCGGGTGAAGCCACCCGTGATCGCGACCACGCTCTCGCCATCCAGCTTGATGATTTGGGCAGGCAAAGCTTTGTGTAGGTAGAAGCCGTTGGCCATAATTGATTTGGTAAGATCTTCGATCCGGTCCTCATAGGCTGCATTGCGGACGCGGACGTTGAGTCCAGGCGGCGCATAGACCTTGTCGAGGGGGACCATGTGCATGCCGTTGTTGGGCTTGGCACCGATGTCGGCCATGACATCCTTAAGGCTGCCCGGTTCAAACTCGGCTTGGTAGTCGATCGACGGGGTATCATAATCCATACTTACGCCTCCTCAGACGTGGGGGGATGAGACGCCTACAGCGCCTCCAACGCGCGGCGGTAGGTGTCGAGGACGATGTTGAACTCCTCAACCTGGTCCGCGTCCTTACGGCGTTCGCGTATTAGTGTGTTGATAACCTTGATGTCGAAGCCGTCGCTTTTGGCTTTCTTTTTGACCTCAGCGATGTCGGCTGCGATCTCGGCTTTGTCAGCCTCTAACCGTTCAATTCGTTCTATTACTGCGCGTAGCGATTCACGTATGTTGTCTAACGAACCGACAAGACGTTCCACCATGTGGTCGTACTCCAACAGTATGACGAACATAGGAGTACGGTAGCGGACAGTCTGTCAAGCTGAAATCGCTATGTAAGAAGTAGTAACTTGAACTCATCCGGGGAACTCCACAGAAACCAAGTTTGCCGTGTCGCCAAACCGAGTTTGCCGTACCGCCAAACGTACCACCAAACCGAGTTTGCGGTACCACCAAACCGAGTTTGCTGTTGGGAGTACCGGGCGGCAGGCGTGTCAACCCTATTCATCTCTGACCACAACTGTTATGACGACTAGGTCTAACTGTGGCGTAAAATTGTGCAGTGAATGTATATGATATATAGCACTAGGATTCCTCTGTCTCGCGCGGGAAACCGCTTTGGTCAGGGTATTGGTCAAGCTGCGCTTCGTGCGGTACAGAAGCACGCTCGAAACTAAGTTTGCTGCGATAAAGCGGGAGCAGCACATGGATGTCCCCGGTTCGAGGCCAGCAATAGCCGAGGCAAGGCTAGAACCATGGTTCACGATCTGCGTCCCCGTAAAATCCCTATGCAATCTCCGTTTTATATTTTCCTGAAATGTGCGCGGAAGTGGGTGCGTCAACGTTGCACATTGACAAAAATAGGTTAACTGACACACGCGACGCGTGTCACGTAGTTTATGCAACCCTCTGATGTAACGGGGTTATGGCCATAACTCCGGCAGCCACGACCACGTCATATCTGGTCATCCTCCAGCCGTGAATGGCACGCATGCGTGATCCAGTGCTCGTTTGGGGTAAGGCTGCGACAATATGCGTCACGCGGTGCGACAATGTGCGACGTTGATCGCAACCAGGGTTACTCAGGCTGACCGTAGCCGGCAGGAACGGAGCCTGTCAACGGTCAAAGTTATCCACACCCTGGCTCAGAGTCTGTGCCGCTTAGGTGGAGTTATCCACATATCCCCAGAGTTATCCCCGATCTTCCAAGTTATCCCCAACCCTTACAAACCGAGTTCCCTGATGACCACGCCTGTTACCACCACATCGTATGACCGGGTGAACGAGTGAACGGTGTGCATAGCGTAGACGGATTCTGGTTCTTTCACGCGTGCGCGGGCCATCACGGACGATAGTTGCTGCATCAAACTCTTCCGTGCCTCCTTAATAGCGTTGGTCAGGTTAGGCGTGTTGCTGGGGATGAATTTAACCATCGTGTAGATCTCCCCGACATCCAGGGCTGCTACCTGGGTCGGGGCACTCGGCGCGTTATCCATCGGTCTTCTCCTTCAACCTGTGGCGCGGATGACATGGTGGCATGGTGCGAACCTGTCAAGACTAGCCAGAATTCCCCGTGAACCGGGACCATTTCTCCGAGGTTGGTCTGTTCATTTCTCTGACGTATATTTGTCACATCCATTTCTCCGAGGTCTATTTCTCCGGGTTATCCCTGATCATTTTAACCCCGAGGTAGGGGTTACGCGTGTAGCGCATGGCAGGGGTGCGTGTCTAGGTACCCGATAGAGGCGACAGGTTTACGATTGGTCGCAGATTTTCTATGGTGTGGGTTGAACAGCAGCGATACGGGGGATTACGGCGTTAACCATTTTCCCTGGTTGACAGTTTGCCAACCTGTCACCAGATTAGCTGGGCGACGATCAAACCGAGTTTGGAGGGTGAAATGCGACCTACATTCCAGCAAGCCTGCGCCAAGTATGTGCATCGCTACACGGTGGAACACGTCCCCGCCTGGGCGAGGAAGCCGCTAGACCGGAGCCAGCTTGTCGTTAACAAGCCGGCCGACGAGGGCGACTATTACGCTCCGCAGTTCCGCTCCGACTTGGAGTGGTACGAGAACACGCTGTTTCCAGGGGAGCCGGGGCACATCGGCGGGCGAACCCATTGCTATACCACCGGGCAGACTTGGCCGTTGGGTCAATGGCTCCATCAGCCGTATGCGAGGTGAACGAGTGACCTACAAACTGAACCACGTTGTGTGGCATAGCCGGTTTGGGGATGTCGTCATCCCCGATCAGGTTGTCGAGCGGATGTGGGCATGGGATCAAATCAGTATGCCGGTCCCGGCTATTCTACAGGATGGACGAGTGGAAATGATATCGTTAAAGGAGACAGACGCATGACTAAAGCCTTACAACTTCTATCCTTGTACGAAACCTTTACTCCTGACCAAAAGGAGAAGGTGTTAATACAATTCGAGGAAATGGGGAAAGCATACCCTGAGAAGCGTAACCATCAAGGTGGTTACACCGATCTTTGGCTTTGTGCCATAGAGGCAATCCAAGACGGAAAGAACCCGTGGCTGTAGGGAGTACAAACACAATGGCTTTACAGCTAGGAGCATTGCGGGACGCGCTGATGGATGCCGGCGCGTCCGAGGATAAGGCGAACAAGGCAGCGGAGGAGGCCGCTAGTTACGAAAGTCGAATCGCCGGCATCGAGACACGCCTTTCTGTTTTGGCGTGGATGGTAGGCACGCATATCGCGATGACGCTAGGCATGCTTTGGCTGCTGGTTCGCGTCGCGGCTAAGATTGGCGTGTTCTAATCACAGGAGATGATGATGGACCTAGTTTGTGCGTTTCGAGGGTGCAGTGAAACATGCCCGCATGGCGAACTCCCCGCTGAATGGATTTGCCTTGTTACCTTCCGCGAGACGGCAACTCCGGGCGTCCTTAACTTCCTGACCGATCGGACGGAACGTGACGCGGTACTCTGCCCAATCCATGCAGGGATGCTGGAGGGATTGCTGAAACGGATACGCTAAGATCAAGAATCTGGCCACAATTATCAAGAGTGAGCAGCATGTTAAAGGTTAGAGAAGCGGTCAGCCGGGGGAGGTTGACCAGACAGGCTACGGGCGTCCCCTGGCTCGATGTGATGCTGGGAGGTGGGTTCGTAGGCGGGTCCGTGGTTCTCCTGCATGGAGAGCCTGGAGCGGGCAAGTCTACGGCATTGGCGCAGGCGGCGGCCGGGGTGCCGGGATCGCTGTACGTCTGCCTGGAGGAGGACGTGTCGGCGGTTGCCGATCGGGTGATCCGGTTGGGGTTGAGGGATGACATGGACTTGTTGGCCGAGGCTGACATAGGGGAGGCGTTGCGGGAAGCGGTCAATTCACCCTTGGTGATCCTTGACTCGCTGCAACTGGTCGAAGGTAAGGCGTTGGACGCGGTGAAGGTAGCCGTGGCGCACGCTCGCCGTTGGGGGACGACTGTGGTGTTAGTGTGCCATGAGACGAAGGGTGGGATACACGCGGGCGCACGGGCAATCGAGCATCTGGTTGACGTGACGGTGAAGGTGGGTAGAGGGCCGCCAAGATACATCGCGACGGAGAAGAACCGGTTTGGGGTAGCCGGGGTATGGCTACCTTTGGAGATGACAGAGAGAGGTTTCGTATGTTCCGCGCATTGATTGTTGGTTTGCTATTGGCGCTGCCGGTCCACGCTGAAGAGTTTGGTGCGTGGAGATATGGCACAGAGGTTGATAGCATGACGGAGAAGCGGAAGGAGTTTGTGATTGGAACCGGGAGCGGATTGAAGATAGAAGTTATATGTAAGACATACGAATCGCAAAGTGAGTATAAGGACTTGCGGAAGTTCAACGGTAAACGGTATTTAACTGTCTGGTTTGTGGCGGATAGTTATCTTGGAGATACGCTTGGTATCCATACCGCTCCTGCCGCATTGTTCCGCGTGGACAGTAATCCTGCGCTAGAAGTTGATCTTGGTCCATATACCAAGAACACGGTAAAAGTGTTGTATGGTGACGTGCTAATCAACAAGTTACTCGATAAACCGGGAAAACAATTACGCGTGCGACTTTGGGCTATGGATAACAACAAGTATGAATATACACTTTCCCTTGACGGGATGCCCGCCGCTATCGGACACTTGAAAAAGGAATGTGGGATGACGCCAGAGAATACGTACCGGGATAATGATGGATCAAATTCAATCCGCCCGGTGAAATAACCAAACAACCCGGCCCTGGTGGCCGGGGTATGGCTACCAGAGAGAGGTTTCGTATGTTCCGCATCTTAGTTATTGTTGTTGGCGTTGTGATAGCCGGGTTGTGGTTTGTATCCCTTCTTCCTGATCTTCCTGTGACAAAAGCGAACTTTCTAAGCTACAATGAGTGTGTCGCGTGGAAAATGGAAAATAGGCCACCGCGCGACGATGCTGAAGTGTCTCGTGTAATTCATTGCCATCGTATTATGAAGATGTATCTTACTCGTATCCTCGAACACGGGGAAGCTTATGCTAAACAGGAAGACGAGAGGCGCAGCTACTATATAAAGTGAACCCGGCCATAAGATGAACCCAGCCCTGGTGGCTGGGTTTGGGCGGGTGCGCGCCTACGTGCGCGGGTACGCGCATGAGAGCTGTCGGGCGGCGTTGGGCGGCGTCGGGCAATGTCGGGCGTTAACCATACCGCCGCCGCCGCCACAGCCGATCCTCGACCGTCCTGGGCTGCCTCGACCGTCGAGGCTGGCCACAGCCGATCCTCGACCGTCCTGGGCTGCCTCGACCGTCGAGGCTGGCCACAGCCGATCCTCGACCGTCCTGGGCTGCCTCGACAGATTTATTTCCTGCCATCCGGCAATCCGTAACCTGCCATACTCCGTCTAACACCGCAGAAAACCTGCCGATTTAGGATGGTGAGCGACATGATAAAAATCTAGCGTGATACCCTTGCAACGCTAATCCGGCCGGCCTATATTGGCGATACGTCAACAGGACGAACGGAGCGAGACAGTGAGCTACACGATCGAACGGCGGACTCAGGCGGGCCAGCATCGGAATGGCGACGAGTCCTATTACGTGATCATCGCGGATGGCGTGATCATCGATGAATACGAAACGATTGAGGCAGCACGCGAAGCTATTCGCTGGTTGCCGTAATCGGCATAAGGGAGTCGGAACCAATGTCCTACATGTTATCCGCCATGGTTGCCTTGTGTTTAGGCGATATGGCGTTGCTGATCACGTACAAGCCGGATCAAGCAATACTGTTTGCGCGAATCTTCGCCGCAACTTGTATCGGTATCGCTCGCCTAGTCGGCATTGCATAAGGGAGTCGGGAATCATGTCATACCTAATGAGCTTCAAACAGATTCGGCCGCACGCGTTCCGCGTGCAATGGCGTTCCGTTTCCGGAACGATCTACACAAGCGGCCCGGAGGTAAACCCGCATCTACAAATCAGCTATCGCAAGTATAGCCGACTCGGCCAACTGCTTCGCAACAACAGCGAATGCGAGCGCAAGTTTATTGCCGATGCTGTCGAAAAGGCGACTCGGTATCGTCCTAGCGAATGGGCAGGAAATTGAATGATGATATACCGGCCGCACCAGCGGCGGCGGTATGATCTACAAAGGAAAGGTTAAGCGGTCATGATCGATCTAGAAAACGTTGCACAGAATGTTGTCGCGGATTGCTTGCCGGCGGATGGCAAGTTAGACGTTGACGCGATTGAAGACAGCCTATGCGAGTATGTGGACTCTGCTACCGACTCAGTCTGTATCTACTATCATCAATGCGAGGATATAATCTCGCGGTATGAAACCGACCCAAACGCCGATACGGAGTCGGCGGATGATACGGCCGCGACATACAAGCCTAGCGAATACCAACAGGCAATGGTTGCCTATGCCTATTGGATTGCGCGTTCCGTTATCGACGCGAAGGCAAGGGAGGCTGTTGACGAGATAAGGGAGGCTGTTGATGATCTAGAGTCAGAGCTTGCCGAGCTTAACGTTGACGTTGTGGGCGGATATCAGGTTAGCCGCGATTGCCCGCATGGTTGGGCTGCCCACAATCGGGAAAACGAGAGGGGCGGCTGTTATTGGCTGTCGCGTCAATTGGATGGTTGCAACGCTATCGCGATACCTGTTGCGGGCATCTGGATATCGTACACGTGGACTCCATGTAGGCAGCCGGCCAACGCATAGCCTACCTACCATCAAGCCGCCTAGCTGTTCGCAGCTAGGCAGCTTTCGTTTGTCTGATAGCCGCCTAGCTGTTCGCAGCTAGGCGGCTTTCGTTTGCCCGTAAACGCTACGGCACCGTCTACCATAGGATCGCGCTGTGATAGCCTGAATGGTCTCCCCTTACTCAGGTACCGGCCCCCCTCCCCTTAGACCATCTGGCGGGCATGGCATGGCGACTCTGCGGCGTTCCTTGCGCGGTAGTCGCTGCCATTTGGAAAGCGCTGCCTCATACGCTCGCCATTGACGGGCATTGCGCCATGCTTCCCGGCGGATCGATATCGGGATCACGGCATAGAACGCTTCGGGCGCATCGTCATACCGCATCATCCTGCCTCCCCCTCTCGTCGGCTGTGCCTGATCCCCGTCGTCGGCTGTGCCTGCCCCTCGTCGGCTGTGCCTGCCTGCCCCTGCCTGCCTGCCCCTGCCTGCCTGCCCCTCGTCGGCTGTGCCTGCCCCTCGTCGGC